GTAGGGGTAGCGTACGGACTGGAGTAGGGGTATACTTGCCGTAGGCAAGGCGAACCTAGGAGGGCAAGATGAGGGATAGTACGCCAGGTATCGGCGAGGTTCCGATCAGCGTAGACCAGGCTACGGGGCGAGCGTATAGCCTGGGATCGTGACGATGATGACTACTGCGAGCGCGGTACGCCCGGCTGCGCTATTCACCACACCGGCGACACTGAGTGCCAGCCATGGTAGCCCAGCGCAAGCGGGCGGGCGCCTAGCGCCCGCCCGGCGGGCCCCGGGATCTCCCGGGGATTCCCCCGCCGCCCCTATTTCCTTATTTTCTCTCTCATATACGTATGGAACCAAAAAACTGCAAATAGGTATTGCAAATTTGTTTTTGCATATTTAGAAACAGGGTATAATCAGTGTATGATACAGAAAGAGCTCATTCCCGAATTGCAGCGTAACTCAGGCCACCCGGCTGGTGAGGTGCTTGTCCACATCGAGGGACACCAAGATGTCTACGAAATAGTCGATATCAGGCCGTCCATAGGTTTCCCAGCTCACACCCTGATAAGAGTCCGCCCGAAGCAAGAAGAGGGCAAAGGCACGTGACCAGAGAACTTCCACAGGTTCAAGATTTCGTAGCCGTGCGGACCGAATCAGGCGCTAGGCTAGTAGGCCAGGTTACTTTTGTCTATCCAGGTACATCACACTTCCTACTTCTGCATGTAGGTGATAAGTCGCCCACAAAGATCCGTCCACATGCCGGCGATAACTGGGAATACGTGGGATTTCCAGAGAATAACACAGCAGAAAACAAGGCAGATAACGCAGAGAACAACAAGGCAGATAACACAGCAAAGGGCCAGGAACATATGCCAGAGCACATTACCCGTAGGGTCATAGTCACATACAGCGCAGTCATAGCAGGCGCAAGTTCAGACGGCCAGGCTCTAGACCTGGCCATAGCGCAGCTCAAGACCGAGCCGATCAAGGCTAATCTGGACAGAGAAAGCGAGAAAGCAGGATTCCCGCTGTACTTCCGGGGCAGCGTTAAGGTAGAGAACGGTACCGTAGAGCGAAGGTAGTCAAAGGCAAATAAACAGAAAACAGAAAACAGAAAACAGAAAACAGAAAAACAACAGGAGCTAGCATCAGAGCCAATCATCCTCCAGACGAGCATGCAGATTATCCGCATGTATTCGTTACCGCTGCACATACTGTAGCTACCGGTAAAGTCTTCTCCTTCGTGATATGCCAGATGTGCCACCACAATAAAGACCGTCCAAAGCTAGTCAGGTGTACCTGTCCGGTATGCCCCTGCGCAGAGAGGTAAAGGCAAAACATAATGGACACAGGAACATGCACAGGAACAGGCACAGGCGCCAGAAGTTATTCAAACGGAAACGGCCCAGCAGGCAGCGCCATAGACAGCGACCCAAACGGAGCCTTGCAGGAGTCCCGCAGGTACCACTGGTGGCTCCTTGCCTGAGCACAGCAAAGGCAAAGAAAGATACAGTAACAATGACCTCGATATAGGCGAGCTGGTCGTTCAGAGACGGTACCCAGACCCAGACGGCCAGCCTGCCTATATCGAGGTTATCAGAGCCGACCCGGTAATTCTTGCAACGGCAGAGATACTCAATCTAGCCGCCGATGGAGGATACCTAGTTGGCGTGCAGATCGAAAAGCCAAACACAGGAACACAGATATACGAGCCACTCACCCCATTCATCGGATGGCTCCTACAAGCAAAAGCACAAAAGCAGGAGATATGGAAGAGCAAGAAGCACAGGGCAAATGGGAAGCCCTTAGAAGCAAGCTAACTTCTGAAATGGAGGCAGATGGCATCAAGCTACAGAATAGATATCTGCTTGCTTCGCCAATTACCCATAGGGCACAGCTGCGTTCTGAATTTCTAAAGGAGGTGCTGGAATATATGGACGAGATAGACAATACCAATACCACGGTCACGGTACAGGGCGAAACGGTTCCAGGAGAGTGGCGGCACAGAACGGAAACACAGTCTCAGTCTCACCCCCGAGCGAACTGTCAGATAGAAATCTGCGGCCGGGAGCCAGCGTGAGCTGGGCAGTCGGATTTGATTTCCACTGGGGCCGCGACATCGGGTACGGGGTTCCCGCAATCTGCGATCTTCCCGGATGCGGCGAGGCCATAGATCGTGGCCTGGGCTTCGTTTGCGGCGGAGAACCATATGGCGGCGAACATGGATGCGGACTTTACTTCTGCGATAAACATCTGCTTCTCACCGGACGAGGCCAGCAGTGCGCGCGATGCGAAGAAGGCCGGTCGCCGTTCGAGGCCACACCGGATACCGCTGAGTGGATGATGCATAAGCTTACCGATGATTCTTGGGGCTCATGGCGCGAGGAGAATCCCGATAAGGTACGTACAATGCAGGAGTTGACGAAATAATATGGAGCACTTTATTCTGGTGTGTGTCGTGCCGTTTCTGGTCGTCTGTGTCGCTAAGTTTCTGAAGGGCAGATGAAAATAATGGGCAAAGTAACCGGCAAGAGTGAATTCAGCAGATTTCTTTGCGATTACAAACCCGATGCAGGTAGTCGCAATTCGGACATATGTCATAGATGTAGTCACGCGTATTACTATCATTACTCAGGCGTATGCCATGCGTGTGAGATGCTCCTCTTCGTGTCGGACCACGTTGTCCTGGGTCCAGACGACATTCTTGCGGTTCGTCTTCCGCTGAATATGGGTGAACAGTCTATGGAAAGAGCCAGAGATTTCTCCCGGGGTATCTACGAACGAACCGGCAAGAGGGTAGAGTTTATTCCTGGCGAGCAATTCGCTAAACTTACAAGAGCAAAAGGGAACATGACGATTCCGGAAGCTAGCTACCCCGATCCCGACGCCGACTAGCTTTCCCCCAGATAACGGGGTATCCTTCGCCTAGGTTGGGCACATATAGACGAGGGAGGGCGAATGGCTGTCAAGCGGACGCAGCGTTCGCCCTCCCAGGGCGCAGACGGGAAGACCGGCAAGACAAAGCCACCGGTTCACCCGGACGCCCAGGGCAAGAATGCGCTTGGCGGTAGGCGGCTCGGACGCGCCCTGAGCGAGGTTTACCGAGGCTACGAGCGGCTTAACCTCATCCGGGATCTCGCCCTGGCCCAGCTCAGCATCAGCGACATAGCGCGGCAGGTAGGGCTCCCTAGGCAGGACATCCTCGATTTCCAAGAAGCGCATATGCGGGAAATCGATGCGGTTCGTCTCGAGATGGCGAAGGAAATTTCCGTTTACACGACGGAAGCCGGGCTGTGGGTAGCTAGCCGTAGCAATCGCATCGCTGAGTATCAGCAGGATATCGAGGACCTGAACGAGGATCTAGCACAGATCCGCAACGACGACTCGGCGCGATACGGGGCCGGTAGTACCCGGCACTACCAGCTACTGCGAGCGAAGATCGCTGCGCTTCGGGCTGTCGCTGATGAGCTGAATCCGCGGACTTCCGGACAGAAGAGTGATGACGAGCCCAAGAACGTCATTCACTACTTTATTGAGGGTGACCCGGAAATCGCGGAGGCGCTAACGTGAGCATAAGCGTTCCGCCTGGCACCACAGACATCCGAGGGTACAGCGCCTACATCATGGCCACAGTGGGGTTTGTGCTGTGGATTCTACAGACGTATGCGTTCCATGGCAATCTGCCGCCCGCGCTGAGTGGCTTTATCAGCACGGTTACTCCGGCTGCCCTCGGTTTCCTCCTGGCGCATATAGCTCTGTATAAGCCTGCTCCCAGGCCGTCGAGCAATGGAATGGCGGTAGGGTTCTCGCAGCCAAGCCAGAAGAAGCTGGTTGCACAGGCGAAAGAATTCACATCGCCTAGCTTCCCGCCCGCGCCGAAGCTTCCTCGGCCCAGGTCCAGGCCAAAGCCGGATGTCCTGGTCGTGTACCATTCATCTCCAGGCTGTCCCGGTCACGCCGACGCGTTTACTCCGTGCAACCGAAATCAGAGCGAGCAAGGCAATCCGGGGGCGGAGGCGTCCGGTGAACACTGATGACGGGCAATTCTGCGACCTTTGCTATCGGGCTACCCGACGGCTGATCAAGGCTGTAGTCAGCATCTACTGCCATGTGGAGCAGAAGGAGACCCATCTCTGCAACACGCACAAGCAGTTCTGGACTGAGCAGGCGAGGCTTGTGCCAGCGCTGAATAAGCGCTGCCCGAATTGTGCGCATCTAGCAAATACCACGCTTTCCGCGAAGGATGCAGACATCATTCCGCTGGCCGGTCCTCTGGCAGATGCTATCGATAGGGCTATGCATGCAGAGGGTGTTCTGGTTAATCAGCGCCGCAGGGTTCTTATCCGACTTAGGCAAGAAACTGATCCGTATGCCGGTACGCTTCTTCGCTCGACAGAGCAGCCGGAGAGTGTATCGTGATATGTAGTTGGTGCAAGGCTGGCGAACACAAAGTATGTCCGGAAATTATTCGTATCCACTCTTATGGAGGATTCGATATACCGATAGAGCTGCTTGGCGGACAGCTGTGTGACTGTCAGCATGAACCAGGAACGGTTCTGGCAAACGTAGCCTCAGTGGCGAATGGATCGACAGAGAGCGGATACCCGCTTTCGTCTCCTTCGCCATGCCTTCCAGAATAACAGAGCATAGGTACGCACCGCGCGGAGCCTGCCGCGAGATACTGAAGGCACGCGAGAGCGAGGTTCTGCTTGCTGGTCCGGCTGGGACCGGAAAGAGCCGGGCTTGCCTAGAGAAGCTTCACATGATGGCTCTGGCTAATCCTGGCATGCGTGGGCTAATCTGCCGCAAGACGGCCACCTCTCTCAGCTCAACCGCTCTGGTTACCTGGCGACGCTTTGTGATTACCGAGGCGCTACTAGCTGGGGAAGTCGAGTACTACGGGGGCTCAGCGCAGGAGCCTGCCTGCTACCGGTACCGCAATGGATCGGTAGTGGTCATTGGCGGTCTGGACAAAGTTGAGAAAATCATGTCATCGGAGTATGACGTGGCATACGTCCAGGAAGCTACCGATCTTACAGAGAACGACTGGGAGTCAATTACCACTCGTCTGCGTAACTTCCAGGTCTCATTTCAGCAGATAATAGCTGACTGCAACCCTGCACAGCCGACGCACTGGCTAAAGATACGCTGTGATGATGGCCGTACCAGGATGCTCGAGAGTCGGCATGAGGACAATCCGGTACTGTTCGGTATCAGGCTGAATCCAGATACCGGGAAGCGAGAGTATTCCCAGACTGAAAAGGGGCAAGACTACCTTGGCAAGCTAGACCGGCTATCCGGCGTGAGGCATAAGCGGCTACGCCTGGGGCAGTGGGTAGCTGCTGAAGGTGTGATATATGAGGAGTTCTCTGGTGATCACATTCTCACGAGCATTCCCGAGGCCTGGCGCAGAGGCGAAGCCCTCGACAGATTCGGAATCCCAATCAGCTGGCGGCGATACTGGGCCGTCGACTTCGGATTCACACACCCATTCGTGCTCCAGTGCTGGGCTGAGGATTCCGACGGGCGGCTGTATCTGTACCGCGAGATCTATCACACACGTCGCACGACAGACCAGCACGCGGCTGAGATTCTGAGCATTGTCGCTCCGGAAGATGCTTATGGGGTGCGTAAGTGGGTTGAGCCTAAGCCCACGGTTATCACCTGTGACCATGATGCTGAGGGCCGGCAGGTTCTCGAGCGCGAGCTGGGACTCTCGACGTCTGCGGCACATAAGTCTGTTCTTGAGGGCATCGAAGCCTGCCAGGTGAGATTTCGTTCTGTGGGGGATGGGGCTGGGCGTCCTCGTGTGTACTTTCTGCGTGATTCCGTGGTTCGGAAAGATCCAGAGCTCGAGGGTAGCGGGAAGCCCACCTGCACGCTAGAGGAGATTCCGGGGTATGTCTGGCTTGACAAGACCAAGGAGGGTCCTGTCAAGGAGGACGACCACGGCTGCGACGCCATGCGGTATGTAGTGGCGGAGCGGGACTTCGGAATCAGGCCTATCTACCGGAGCGTGACGCTGTGAAAAAGGGCGACATCGCTACGCTTATCCAGACAGGATGCTTCATCGTGATTACTCTGGCTGTTGGCCATATTGCGGGGTGGTGGTTATGGAAGATAGCAAGAGGCATGAGCCTGATTCCCGAACCAGAGAGATTCTGCAGTGGTTTGAATACGGGCATCTTCCGGAAGGTCCGGCACGTGCTACCAGCGCACAGGTAGCCGGGCTAGCTATCGAGATGTCCGAATCGCTATGGCCTGGCCCGGAGCTGACGACCGGCCTACGGAAGCTTCTGGAGGCTAAGGACTGCTTTGTTAGGCAGGCCATACGGGATCGGAGGGATGATGGACAAGGGAAATTATCCGCCCCGAGCCAAATACCACAATGGCAAGATCCACTGTCCTGATGTTACCTGTGAATGGTTCATTCGGACTCGTAGGGATTGTGGGCATGCTCTGTCCGAGTACTACTCGCATTTTGAGCAGAATCACTCGCACCAGAAGTACTACTTCCCGAATTCAGCACCTAAGACTTCAGCGGACATAGGGGTTATGTTATGGCCCTGCATGCTTTGCCTCCAGTTGAAACCCCGACTCGCAGGTTTCGAACCAGAATTGGAAGACTTGCCCGGAGAGCGGCGTCGGCTGCACATGCGGCGGTGCAGCCGACGCTCGTTCAGGTGCGGGAACATGGGTACACATTCATGGCTGCCGGATTCGCTGATGCAGCGGGATTCTCGCATTCTCTGTTCACTGGACTTGTCACTACCGCGATATCTTTCGCTGCTATAGAATACAGGTTCAGTCACAGTGCCTAGGGACTCGCTTATCGGTATGGCATTGCGCGATCTGCGCAATATGGCTGCTGCCGTGAGCTCCAGGCCGATACCATTCAATTCCCGATGGAATGTTCGCAACGGGAATATGTACGGTAACGGCCTGAGCGACCGGATGACTCAGCTGCAGGCGATGACCGGTTCCGGCACCCTCTTCGCGATCATCCAGCTGCTATCTACTGGATCACAGGCATTCGGCCAGTGGAAGATGTTCAAGATCAATGAGGATGCTAGGGTCAGGTATTCTCAGAGCGATGTGGGTTCTGACCAGAGGCTAGAAGTTCTGCAGCATCAGGCGCTACGTTTGTGGAATCGCCCTAATCCATTTATGCCAGGACCGATGTTCCGGGAAATCGGATGGCAGTATATGGAGCTAGTTGGCGAATGGTACTGGGTCATGAACCGAGGCCCGTCTGGTACCGGCATCCCGCTCGAGATATGGCCCGCTAGGCCTGACCGTATGGAACCTGTGCCTGATAAGGACAATTTCCTGGCTGGCTGGGTATATACCTCTCCGGATGGCGAGCAGGTTCCGCTATCTGTTGATGAAGTTATTCAGATGAAGTACCCAGACCCAATGGATGTATATCGGGGTATGTCGCCGGTGCAGGCTCTTCTTGCCGACATTGACTCTGCTAAGTATACTGCCGAGTGGTCCAGAAACTTCTTCCTCAATTCGGCGACGCCTGGGGGCATCGTACAGTTTGCTAAGCGGCTGACTGATGAGGAGTTCCAGGAGTTCACCGATCGCTGGAGGGAACAGCACCAGGGCGTCTCGCGTGGTCACCGTGTGGGGGTGCTCGAGATGGGCGCAGAGTGGGTCCCTAACACTATGACTTTGCGCGACATGCAGTTCCCCGAGCTGCGCAAGGTAACCTCTGATATG